TTCGCCCAGCCTTCTCGAAAGCACATCCTCGCTATTGGGTTATCCAATAGGTCGGGGAACTGCCTCTCAAAAGCCTCCTCCCAATTACTTATTGGGCGGAGGGTTTCGTCTTTACTTAGCAACAACCGGAACATCCTTGACCTGAACCAATCCCTTTGACTCGAATACATTTCTCACAGTTGGATTGATCTCGGCTAATAACTCGAGAGCCGCACTTCGGATCTTGAACGCTTGGATCGGATCGGTTGCGCTGGCTGCCGCTTGCATGGTGCGCTCATAAGTTCTAAGCAATACGCATGAGGAATCGATGACACTTGTTCCCCCAGCAATACTAAAGCCCACAAAGCCCGCACCGATTTGGCTTGTTCCGCCACAATAATCCCCGGAGAAAGATCCGGCAAAGCCTCCCATTAAAACGGCTTGATTCGTTTTATATGACCCACTGTAATTTACATTGGCAGTAGTAGTCGTTGGGGTTGGTGGACTATTGAATGTAATGTTTTGAGCATTACCCGCATTCGATGACGAGGCTTTAGCGTTGGCATCCACATAAGATGTCGATGTCGTTGTTTGTGCCATCGCCATCAAAGGCGTAAGGCATAGGATAGCGATGGTCTTTTTCATAATTAGTCTCTACCGCCGTTATTGCTATTGTTGTTGCTGATCGCTGGAATTGTTGCAACGCCTAAAGCGGCTGAGATTGAACCACCAGCGGCAATAGAGCCACCTGATCCACTTCCAGTTTTTGATCCCTTGGTTTTTGCTTTAGCAGTTTGTCCGGCAGATGTCTGAACTTGTGCGCTATTGCTTGAGGTGTTGCCTAATACGCTCGCATTGCCTGTCGTTGTTGCCATAGCAGATTGAGTGGATGATCCCTGACTGCCGTTAGTTGCTAAAGATGCGGCAACGCCACCGGATGCGGAACTAGCCGAGCCAGTAACAGAAGAGGATTGAGACTGAGACTGTGAAGATCCAGCCATTGCAACGCCACACGATAGCAACAAAGTTGCTAAGAGAACTGATTTCATTTGTTTTCCTTAAAGGAGGTTTGAACTACGCTATCACCGAGGATCGGTAATCTTGTTTCCAAAACCGCCATCTTCTCGGGCAGTTTTACGGGAATGGCATGATTGGCAAAGGGATTGAAAATTCATTTCATCCCACATCAAAGAGTCATCGCCCCGATGAGGAACAATGTGATCGACACAAGTTGCCGGGGTTAAACGCCCTTTCTTTTCGCAACTCACGCAAAGCGGATTTGCCAATAGATATAAGGTTCTGACCTTGTGCCATGAGAATGAATAACCTCTCTCTTTAGCACTTGATCGAGTCTTATCTGATTCGATTCTGCGTTTGCGATCTTGTTCTTTATCGAAATATTGATGACGATTGCAATAACCCGGCTCGCTTAGTGATGCCTTGCATCCCGGATAACGACATGGCGTTCTCGGTCTTGGAGGCATAAGCAAGGGTTGGAATAAAAAACCCGACCTAAGTCGGGAAAGCCTCGGAGAGACTGCTGCGAAAAGACAATAAAAAACCCGAGACGATGGCTCGGGTTTGTGATGGGCGAACTTCTGAAACTATCTAATTAAGGCTCATTTTCCACATCATTTGTCGGTTGTCAATACCCCGAATTAAAAGTGCTAGTGCTTTTTACATTTTTCTTTGAAAACTGTACGCTTTTCATTGAATCCTGTAATTTTAAAAAGGTTAGTTTGCATCCAAACTAGCCTACTTTGCTTTCACGGGGTACGCTAACCCGTGAAAATCTTAATCACAAGAGTCTCATACCCTCGCTAAACGATGAAGTCAAGGTGGCTATCATAGCCACCCCTAAAATTATGTAAGCCTCTGATTTTATTAAGTGCTTGAAGCCTCAATCATGCCACTTTCGATGAGGCACTCATCGATCTTGCGCCATGCAGACTTCTCAAGAGAGGTCAATTCTTTGACTGCCTTTGAATATTGAATGGCCACAGTATCTCGATGAACAAAACAACGCTCGGCAATCTTATTTTGTTGCTCCTCCGAGCCAAAATACTTCCGAATCAAGGCATCTCGCAATTGAAAAGTGAGGTTTTTCATATTGGCGATGTCTCGTAAGTAGTTATTTATTAAAAAGATTGCCTCTCTCCAATCCTTGTTCTCATAACTCTTAGAGCAACAACGAGATCCACAATCACAAGGTCGGCGTTTGGGAGCGACCCGGGCGATGAGAATCGCCTCTTTAATGAATCCAAGTGTTCTGATTTCAGCAAGGATCATCCCCGCTTGGGCGGCGGCATCGTAACCACCGATCCCATTACCCAAGGCAGAGGGATAAGCCATCCGGTTTATCATCGGTCTTTGATAAGTGCCATATTGCTGATTAAGAGCAAAGACAACGGCATTATGTGTGCTTTTGAATAAGCCTTCCTCAGTCATTGGAGTTCCGATCTTGACGATTGAAATTTAATATTAAGATGGCGAGTTCTCGGGCATAGGCTTGAGGGATTATTCCCTTTTGATGAGATAACCAATTGCAGATCTCCCGCAACAATCGCAAATCATTCATTGCAACTCCTCCCATTTAGTTTTATAAATCGAAATAAGTTCTTTCAGTTCGGTGATTGAGAATTTCCGAGGAGTTTGATTTGCCTCGAGCCATTCCACTTGCTCCATGCCAATGCGCTCGATTAAGCCCTTGCGATACTCGGAATGATTCCCAGAGAGATCCCGATTACATCGCTTGCATTGAGCGTGGACATTAAGAGGATCAAATTCGAGGTGCTTGGCTGATCCGACCGATCGATAATGTCCCGCATCCACCGAACCCCCGAATTTATTGGCTTGCAAGGCAGATCCGCAACTAATACAGGGTTGATCCTTATCTCTCATGCGGATATACCGATTGAAATACAGTTGCGCTTTATGAATCCAATATCGCCGGGGTTGCAAATCCATTTTTCTTTGATGGATTGCCAATGCCTCGGCTTTTCGTGCCTTTTGTTCAATCTTGAGAATGGTTTTGCGAGCGAACGCTTGGGCGCATTCGACTTTGCCACAAACCTTTTGACTCATTGACCATTTTGCATATTCATCCCGACAAATAGCGCACTTAGTCATATAGGGATCAGCCTATTTTGCGGAATCACATAACTTAGACCATGACCAACATCACCGATATTGCTTTCGCAAATCGCATCTTTTGATGCGATGTACCCCACAATATTTACAAGGCTGTCCTCTTTAGTGCAAAAAATGTAAAAATCCACGGCATCCGGTTTTTTAGAAATCTCGATATATAACTTGCCGTTGATATTTTTTGAAGTTTTGACATCAATTTTTTTGCCGTTTTTTCCGATTAAATCCCATCCGCCCTTGCGGATATGAGTTGAATAATCGGCATAAACATTTAAAAATTTAGCGCAAGCCAACTCACCGCAAAATCCAGTAAAGTGAATTTCAATTGGGTCTTGATCGCCCTTTTGCTTATCCTTTACCCCGCTTGCTTGACAAGCCTCATGGCGTTTTGTTGCCAAGGCTTTAGCAATATCAATTTCCTCGGGGATTAATTCGATTGATTTCATTCAATCCTCAAATCTTTGTTGGAGCAAGGTGAAAGCAGTTGCCGCAACGATGGGGACTTGACCATTTCCAATGGCCTTAAGCCTGTCCACCCGATCGGCCATCCCATCAGCCACTCTGTCCAATCCGGGTTCAACTTCCCACCATCGACTTCTCGATTCTTTTTCTCCTCGAAAAGAACTGCATCCGAAAGTTTTGCTCCATAAGTCATATCCGGCTTGTTCAACTTCCGGATGAGATAACCTCCCGAGTCGTTTTTCTCCACTCGACTCGATTGCTCCCCGCCTTCTACGCAATCGACTGTCGGCGTTGGCCACATCTCCATGCGTTTCTTTAAGGCTCTGCGTGAATTGCTCCCACCATCCATCCCGGTCGTATTCGGCGTGTGGAAAAAGTCGAGATTGTTTGGTGTTCTTTCCGAGAATCCAGATTCTTTCTCGTAAATGATTTGCGCCAACATCGGCTGCCGAAAGCACTCCCCACTCCGCATCGAACCCCAGCGAGACCAAGTCTCCAAGGACTGTTCCCATTCCTCGAGTAGAGAGCATTGGACTGTTTTCCACGAAAGCGTATCGGGGTCGTACCTCGCCAATAATTCTCGCCATGTGTTTCCACATTGAACTTTTTTCTCCGGAGATCCCTTCTCCTTTTCCGGCGGCGGAGATGTCCTGACATGGAAATCCGCCAGATACAACATCAACAATTCCCCGCCAAGGCTTTCCATCAAAGGTTTGAACATCATCCCAAATCGGGAAACTCGGGAGTAAGCCTTCATTTTGTCGGGCGCACAATACGCTTGCGGGATATTGCTCCCATTCAACGGCGCAGACTGTTCGCCATCCAAGGAGATGTCCTCCAAGTATTCCGCCACCAGCACCCGAGAAAAGAGCCAACTCATTCACGCTCGCTCCATTCAGTCCAGCGAATGCCATTCTCAACGCCCCACGCTAAGAGCCACTCAATAAACTCTGAGGCATCGGGATTCTCGAACTTGCGTGATTGCAGTCCGATTTGTACGATCCCCGTCTTATCAAGATTCGTGATGACCTTGCCATGAGATCGCCCGGTGTCCCTTGCAAACTTATCAAGGAGCAATCGTTTCCAATCATCGGACTCCCAATGACTGCCAAGATGCCACGCTTGCCTTGCAATCTCATCGATCATGGCGTGATATTTGCGTTGCATGGCGTGGCTTTGCATCAGCCAATCTCCTTGAGGGCTAATAATCGAATGACCTCGGCTTCGATTCTTTCCTTGCTGGGCGTGTGATTTCGACCTCGAAACAAGGAATAAGCCGAATAGACTCGATTCCGATCGGGCATATCTATAACCAAGCGGGCGCAACAAGTCACGCACGAGACTGCGTAAGTACCCAAATGGGGTTTGGCCTTGGCAGACTCGCAATGCGGACAAGGCTCGACCTCGTTAGTGAGTAATTGATCGAGTGAAAGCACGAATTTTCCTTAAAGCCTCATCTTTTGCGATTTGGGTTTGTACTAACTCCGAGGTCGTGGCTTGCTTTTCAATCATCGAATGGGGTTTGTCTGGAATGCGCCCGGCTTGTTCGCAAAGATCAAATATTTCTAAAGCAGATGGAATAAAAGTTCTACCCATGTGCTTAAGGGCGAAATCCATTGATGGGCGATAAGTGGCATAGACCCCTAAAATGTCCGCCCAAGTTCCGATAATTGCTTTCTTATCCGCATCTCCAAAATGCGTTTTCAATTTTGGTGCGCCATAAATTTGCAAAAATTTTGCAAAAATATATCGGACACCATTTTCTGCCGTACAAAAATCATCCGCTTGATAAACGAACATTCTCACTCTCCATATCGATAATTTGAGAAACTGATTTAAAGGCTTCCTCGCTAGTTTTTTCTTTTTTCCTTAGCAACCCCCCAGACAGTTCGTGAAGTCCATCCCACGCTTCATCTGATTTGTTTTGGAGGGTTTTATTCTGTCTACGAATCCAACCTCTCCAAGTTGCGAACCAATCCAACTTTTTGTTGTCTTTTGGTTTTGAAATCCAAAAATCTTTGAAATCATCAAATATTTTTTGAGGATCAAGATCCGGTCTTTCGTTTTTGCAAAAATCAATCCACTCAATTTTTAAGATTTCATCTTTTGAAAATCTGGTTGGATTGGAAATGTCTGCATTTCCCCCATAACCCTTACCCTTACCCTTACCCTTACCCAAACCCAAACCCCTACCCACGCCGTCATATGTCGGGCAGTTGTCTGTCACTTGACCGCAATCTGCTGACGGATATTTTTCTTTTGACCTAACTCGTTGTTCCCATTTAAGAATTTGGATATAAGACTTGTCCGTCACTTGATAGCGGATTGCCAACCCTTGCCTGACAAGCGAATTCATCCAAACTTCAAATTTTTCGAGTTTGAGGTTTTCTTTCAAAGGAAAACATTTTGATTTGAGGATCGGCAGCCGAGCATCCATGCGACCAAAATCATCGGAAACAACCAGGAGTCGATAGAAAAAAACTTCTTCCTCGGCAGTCAAGCCATCGATCGCCGATGAATCGACAATGCCCTCTTTGAGCAAACGATTAGGCATGGCTTATCTTGATCTAGCGAAAGTCTCAAAGCACTCAAAAGCGGCTTTTAGTTTCTCCAGTTCGTACTGATAGCGTTGTTCATTGCGTTCTTGATTGGCATCGCTTGAAAAATGACTTGACTCATTTTTAGGTTGAGAACTTTTCCCAAACCCATTCAAATCCATATCGAGCCAATCTTGGAGGATTCTCAGTCGGTCGAACTCGGGAATGGTTTTCCCGGTGAGCCACTTTCGGACAGTCTCTCGGTTGATGTCGTGGTGGTAATTGGTAAAAGTATTAAAGCCGTTAGCGATCCATGCAGCCGATGGCACTTGCTTAAATTTTTTGATGAGAGCGTATTGGAAAGCCTCGGCGAATGATTCATTGAGTTTTGATCTGCTTGCAACTGGCGCTTTTTCTAACATGGTTATCGATTCCATTTTGATTTTTACAATGGAATAAATCTTAATATTCGACCTAGTGAAATCTTGCCACCTTTGGCGAGGCAAAAAAAATAAATCGCCAATTTTGCAGAGGCAGAGGAAACCCCAATCTCTTGCCACATTTGTTGTGTTTCTAATTGAAAAATCCATTTCAAAATTGGAAATGGATTTGTTCTTAGGTGTTACTACTAAGAAAAATGATAAAAATCAATTTTAAAAACAAGAACTTAATAAATTCTATAAGATAGGAATTCGCTTTACTTCTCCCAACTCAGAATTTAAGGAACTGTATGGATTACCCAGTCAAACGCAAGATGGATTTTCCATCGGTTCTCAAATCAGACTTACTCAATAATTTTGCAAATGAGTTAAATACAAAATTAGAACTGTATTACCCCGAGGCTCTACGCTCCAATGCCTTTGTAGCCGATCAATTTAATGTTCGATGCAATTACGATAGTTTCATAACAAGAGAGACGGCAAGGCGATGGATGAAAGGCGAGGTCTTGCCAGAGTACATTGCTCTATTCACCTTAAGGGCTTGGCTTGGAATTGATATTAATGCTTTACTCCCTTTTGATCCGGTCTTAAAAATAGAAATTGAAATCCGACCTCCCGAGCATTTATCTCAAGAGGAAATTCAAAATCAGATGTTGGAAAGCATTGAGGCGATTGATAAGGTTCAACTAGAACTTAAAAAACAAAGAAACTCTCTTGTGCATATTCAACTGGCAAATATTCTGAGTTAATTGCCTCACTAAAATTGGCGTTTTATTTCATCTAGCCTCTCCGAAAGTGGCAAGAATTAATTTTTTCAACTTTACGATTCAAACATCGTTAAACAAAAAAAATTAGTTTCGGAGAGAGTTGGTGATGGTAACAAGGCAATTGACGAGGTCACAACCCTTGGCAAGCCTTCTCTCTCCACCTAATGATTCTAGGAGAGAGTCTTGAAAACAAAAAACTGGGAAACCCTTTCCGACTATGGACTTGGGCGCACCTATTCATCAGCCTCCGAGGCTTTCAAAGATGCTGACTATGCAACGGGCTTATGGCGTTGCGAATCTGACAATCAAATGGTTTGCCGATGGCTCAAGGACTTTTTGCTCCTCGTTGTTATCACAACCACTTGCGTTTTCTGTATTTATTTGATTGTTGATCCTTTGCTTTCAAGTTTTATCACCCTTCTATCTAAAAAATAAAAAGCGAAAAAATGAACTCATCACCTTCTATCAAGGAGTTGGCCTCTGCGCTTGCCAAAGCACAAGGCGAATTCACAAATCCCATTAAGAACTCTCAAAATCCGCATTATAAGAATTGGTATGCTGATCTTGCGGAAGTTCTAAACACTATTCGCCCGGTACTGTCTAAATATGGCCTTATGGTTTTGCAACCCATTACAACTGTGGGAAATCGCACCGAGGTCGAAACAATCTTGATGCACGAATCGGGCGAATACTTACTTTTTAATAATTTTTCATGCCCGACAAGCAAAGAGGGACAGGCGCAAGGCATTGGGAGCGACTCTACTTATTTGAGGCGATATCAACTTTGTGCGATTTTTGCGATCGCTCAAGAGGATCTCGATGGAGAGATCACTCCAGCAGAGATCGAGGCGGGGATTTTGCAAAAATTGCGTGATGCCTCCTTACAAGGCAAAAAATCGTTTGATGCTATTTGGCAATCCATTCCAAAGTCGGCTGCCAAAGATAAGGTCTGGAATGCCAACAAAGAGGCATTGATTAAGGCTTGCAAGCAAGTTGATGCCGATGCTCAGAAGTTGATTGATGAGATGGAAAAGGAATCCATTGATATTGAAATCGCAATCGCCAAGGAGCAAGAATGACTCTGATCGTATGCAATGCGGAGCAAGGCACTCCCGAATGGTTGGCGGATCGGCTTGGCAAAGCCACCGGATCAAAGGCTGACACCATTCTCGCCAAAGGGCGCACCAAGGGAACAGAATCCAAAACCCGCAACTCGTATATCTATCAATTAGCACTTGAGAGGATTACCGGGCAGACAGGCGATTTCGTCAGAGTCAATGAACACATGGCGAGAGGCCATGCCCTCGAACCCGAGGCAAGGGCATTGTATGAGATGGAGACGGGCAACCTCGTGGAGCAGATTGGTTTTGCCTATATCGATGGCGCAATGTTTGGTTGCTCGGTAGATGGCTTTATTGATGATCGAAAAGGGATTATCGAGATCAAAGCACCGATTCACACGATCCATTGGCGTTATATCGAGCGAGGCGAGCCTCCAGCCGATTACATCCCTCAGATGACTCATAACCTCTTTGTGACCGGGGCAAGATATTGCGATTTCGTTTCCTATTGCGAATTCATGCCTCCCAAACTGCGACTTTTTGTTGTGCGTTATCAACCCTCCGCCGAAATCTTGATGAGTTACGGCATGGAATTAATCGACTTTCTGCGTGAAGTCGAGGATCTCGAATTAAAAATTAAATTAAAGGCGGCTTAAAAATGAAACTGGCAGATGACTCAATTAATCAATTTGAAAAACAAATGGTTTATTTGAAAAAAAACCCCGAGGCTTTGGAAATATCAATCGAGGAATACGAAAAGATGGTTGGCATTACTCTTCGAGCAATTTTTGAAAACATAGAAATGCTTGATGTCATTTTAAATAGTTGTGAGGGCTGGATCATGGAATATAAGAAAAAACAAAAAGGAGAAAAAGCAAATGACCTCCATTAATAAAACAGTTTTGATTGGCTTTGTAGGCAATCCCCCAGAGGTGCGTTATTTTCCCTCGGGCGATCCGGTGATGAATTTATCGGTTGCGACCTCAAATCGATGGCTTGATAAGAAAACCGAGGAATGGAAAGAAGTCACCGAATGGCATAAGGTTGCCGTCATTGGTAAGGTCGTGCCGGGATTAGCCTTACAAATTGTCAAAGGCTCGCAAGTGTATGTCGAGGGAATGCTCCGCACTCGTAAATGGAAAGATGCCAACGGCAACGATAAGCAAATAACCGAGATCAAGGCTGATATTTGCAAGGTCTTTGAAAAAGAGCCGAGTCCCTCTGCTCCTCCGGTGGCTAATAAGCCATTGGCTAATGACATTCCAGACGATTTGCCCTTTTAGAGAATCTTGGTATGAACAATAAATGGACTACTGAAAATTTTGAGATATACGATTCTCAAAACCCAAGAATTTATTTTCTCTTTGAAAAATTTGCATTTGAAGCGGCTAAAAGAAAAAAGCATTTTTCTGCTAAGTGTATTTTTCACCGCATCAGATGGGAAACTGAAATTGGGAATACCAGTCAAGATTTTAAAATTGATGATGGCTGGATTAGCCACTACGCTCGAAAGTTTGTAAGACTGAATCCATCCTTTGATGAATTTTTCGAGTTTAGAGTGCGCCGAATTAGTTATCACAATGAAACCAATGCAAATTTAAATCAATCGGAGAGGTTGCCATTTTGATATGAGTCATAAAAACCAACAACTATTCGTTCAAAGCATGAGGGACACTTATCCCCATTCCTTCATTGGCAAAAAAGTCTTGGAGATTGGCTCACTCAATATCAACGGCTCAGTCCGGCAATATTTTAAGAACTGCAACTATCTTGGTGTGGATCTTGGTCAAGGAAAAGATGTGGATATGGTTTGCCAAGGTCATAAAGTGCCTTTTCCTGACGGCTCTTTTGAGACTGTCATATCTTGCGAGTGCTTAGAGCATGACAAGCATTGGGCGGAAACATTTAAAAAGATGTGCGATCTCTCAAGCGACTTGGTGATTATGACTTGCGCCACGATCGGTCGTAAAGAGCATGGCACTCATGCGAGCGCAGCCGACTCTGCGCCGTTTACCAATGATTACTATAAAAATTTAGCGATGAGTGATTTTATTGGTCTGCTTGATTTTCATCTGATCTTTAAACACTTTGGCTTTGCCGTTAATAACGAAAGCCACGACATCTATTTTTGGGGGAAAAAATGAAAGCGTTTCCAGTTGTAATTGATCGAGCAACCCAAATCGCCAACGAAACAAACTACGCAATTCAAGAGCCGGGCATGGATCTTGTGGATTACTTTGCGGCCAAGGCCATGCAATCTCTCATCATCACATTTAACAACCATGAGGTTTCTAATGAAGAGATTGGATTAGATGCTTATAGCATTGCAGAAAAAATGATGGAAATCAGAGAATGGCACATAAAGATGAGGGATGAGAAATGAAAAAAATCGAAAAAGAAATTAAAACTCTTGCAATAGATGATCTTGCGACAATCCTCCATCGCACTCCTCAAACAATTAGAAAGGATTTAGGTCGGAGACCTGAGAGTTTGCCCCCTAGATTGATTGTTCCGGGATCTAGGAGGCTTATATGGCTTGAACAGGATGTTCGGAACTGGCTAGATGATTGCCGTAATTAAGCGATCTTATTGGCTAAATCAGTCGGGTTGGGATTGTAGTATCGTTGCAGACTTTTGAAATCTCGATGCCCGGTTACTGCTCCCAATTCTAAAACATTCGTCAATTTTTCCGCTAGTCGTGTTGTTGCCTCATGGCGAGTATCGTGAAAATGCAAATCGAATCCATCATCCGGACTTAATTTCGCCTTTTTCCGAATGTCTCGAAAATAAGCCCCAATTGTTCCAGCACTTGAATTGAAAACTTTATCCTTTGGCTTTTTACCCTTTATCAAAAAACGCATATAAGCAAGAGCCTTATTTGATAATGGGGCTTTTCGATCATCGCCATTCTTGGTATCTTTTAAAAGAAGATATTTTTTATCAAGAAAGCAATCTTCGACCTTGAGTTTTGCAAGTTCGCCCGTTCTCATTGCGGTTTCAATAGCAATCAAAAAAGCCCAAGGAATATGATCGTAAGAGGTTTTTGGGGCTTTTGTCTCATCCCAATCGCAAGCCTTTAAAAATTTCTCAATATGCTCCTCTTCCCATCGTTGCTCTCGACCTTTTCCGGATGATGATGGTCTTGAGCAATCTTTGACAGGATTTCTTAAAAAAGGCATTTGCCACTCTTTACGAGCGTAATCAAAGACCTTGGAAATAGTGGTCATCTCCCGACCGACTGATTGAGGTTGGATTTCTTTTAAGCGTTTATTTTTCCAATCATTGATGTCATCTTGCTTGATCTGATTTAATCGGCGATGAACAAACTCGCTTTTTAAAATTCGATTGATGGCATTTCGCTCCCCATGAGCCGATTTTCGTGTCGGTGTTACCTCATCTCGAAAGCGGATAAATAATTCCGAGACCTTGGTGCTTTTTGCCTCTTTATTATTGAATTCAAAGCCTTGATCTTGCTTTTCTTTGATCTCTCGAATCCATTTTTCGGCATCAACTTTTACTTTAAAATTTTTACTAATCGGCTTATATCCCGCCCGTCTTACTTGCGCTCTATAAGTTCCAGAGATTTCGATTCGTTTAATTGACATAAATTTAATACTCCTTTGCAATTTAGAATGCAATAAAAAGGCTTGTGCCGTTTCTGTGCTTTTTAATTATACACTCTATATAGTATAAGGCTTAGATGTCCATTATCGATGCTAGGTCGAGGAGCCAAATGCCCTATTTATAGGGCATTTTTTTCAATAAAATCAAGGACTTACATTCCTTGAGATTCCTTAAAATACCCTCATTTACCCTACGAGTTGTGCCGTTTTTGTGCCGATTTTGGAGTCTTTTTGCCCCATTTTTGGCTCAATATTCCTTAATGCAACTTTGTCGCTATTTATGCTCCTTTACTCCATCTTGATTCTGATATACAATTCAAGTGTAGTCTTTAATAACTTGAAAAAGGATGGGAAATATGAAAACGACTTTCAAAGTAGGTCAAGAATATGCAACTCGTTCCGCTTGTGATTACGAGTGTGTTTTCAAATTTAAAGTATTGAAAAGAACCGAGAAAACTGTCACGATTGTGGGCGATTTGATCGACTCTCCAAAAAGGGTCAAAATCCACAATTTCAGCGATGTAGAGTCTTTCTCACCTTATGGATCTTTCTCGATGGCTCCAAGTATTTCAGCAGACCAACTGAGGAGCGAATATGTTTAAAAAGAATGATTTGGTAAAAGTCAAAGCCGAATGGCTAGATCCGGGCGAAAGCCCTGATCTGATCTATTTGGTGATTGATGACGAATCCGAGCGTGGAGCAGTCAAGATCTTTCCGGCATGGGATACAGGCTTGCCCTTCCCGGGGATCAATACAGTTCAATCTGAATGCTTAAATCTCTATATAGAGGGAGTTTGATATGACTTATAAAACAGAATTTCCGAACTTTGATTATGAATTGCCCGATCTTGGCAAAGGCTGGGAGGATAACTCTTGGCATAACGATATATCCCCATCCCTTGATTATTCATTGGGCGAGGATCGCATTTTGCGGATTTGGTTCGATTATGCCGATCCCGACAAGAGAGAATGTGGCGGGAAACGCTATGCCCTTGGAATTGGCGAATATAGCGTGATGGAGAATCTCATGGAGAGCGATGATCTTGCGGAGATCCTTGCTTATGTAGAGGCAAATCGGCTTACCCATCTTTTTGAGATCACTTGGGGCGATGGATATGCCAACCCCGGCACAAAGATTGTCAGCATGGATTTACTCACCGAGGACAATGGTTGGGATGATTGGAGTCTTGAATTAATTAATGATTTGCCAATTGGTAGAAATGCGGATTGCTCAGATCCGGGCGGAAAAGTCATCGTAAAGAGGATTTCATAATGAAAACATACGCAATATTTAGTCTGGCACTCGATGCCGAAATATGGGTCACACTCAAGGAGGGTGATATTGATAGCATCCCCTCGATTCGCGATGAGATCATCTCGCAATGCGTTGCCGATCCAAGTTTGGACAAAGGTTTTGTTGAGCAGTATCCTTTCTATATGGCGGAATGGGAGATGGTCGGTGGTCGCATGGATAACGATTTTGATTTTTCTCAGATCATTGAGGTGAATAAATGAAAATCTACCGAGCCTATTATGATTCCCGCAATTTTAGTTTTGAGGCGTTTTCTCTTGATCGAGACAAAGCCATTGCCACTTGCTTGCAAGCATTAAAAGGGCATGGCAAATCGCTCTATCTTGATCTTGAGTGGTATGTGATTGATGGATCTGATTGCATTGAGGTGACTGAATACGAATTAGATCGACCTTATATAGACCGAGATTTATGGTCTAAGGATTAAGCGTTTGTAACCTTGGAGCAGTTGATGATTAAGAATAAAAATAAGAACTGGGGCGGAGTTCGCCTCAATGCGGGATTGCCTAGAATAGAGGAAAGCCGGAGAATTTTGGTGACAGTCAATGAAACCCAAGTTCAAACGGCTCTTTCTTTAGGTGATGGCAACTTTTCTGCCGGGGTTCGGATCGCCCTCGATCAAGCCAAAGGCACTAAACCGACATAAGGCGATGGATTGCTTTTGCCCTCGCCTTCCCCTCTTTTCCTAATGTCAGGGACTTTGCTCGACTATCCTCGGAAATAGTTTTGCGATCAATAAGGCACTTTTCAACCAAGAGACCCAATCGAGCGTGAATTGTTGCTTGCGATCCAAACTGACTCTCTCGCAATAGATCACCAACTGTCAGCATCTCTCCCGATTTTGTGATTGTGGCGATATGGTCGATCAATGGCTCAAGATATAAATCCACTCCATGCCGATGATTGATCTTATTTAAAGCGGATCGCTGATCCAGATACTCATAATATTTTTCCATGCCTCATTCTAATTTCTAAATTTTAAAAAAAGCAATGACCTAATTTAATATTTTTAAAAAATAATGCCACATCAAAAGTGGCATCAAAAGACGGCTTTGCATTGCTCCCATAAACTTGTTCGGTCTGCAATACCAATAAGTCCTCCATTGATCCGCTTAGTGACCGCCTTAAAATCTCCCGTATCGGCTAACTCATTGCATCCTCGAGTTTTGAAAAACCATGCAGCCGACTCGCAAGCCTCGGGGATTGTGGTCAAACTATCGGGATGACTCACGATCTCATCTTCACGACCGATGGCCTTGCCATAGGCTTGATAGTTGTTCTTAAAAGTGATTTGTATCAAGCCCCTTCCTCGGTACATATAGCCCTCGCCTGAGTCCTCATCGCCGTTTCCATAACGATTCGCATAGACCCTCGAGCCTATGAAAAAGGGCTTGCGAGCGTATTGCGTGGCTTGTTCTGCATTAAAGTATTTCGGGAATACCCTGAGTAAACCCTCGGTGGAATAATTGAGATTCTCAATCAATTGCGTGAACTTACCCGACTCATGGGCGATCTGAGCAAGCCACATCGTCAAGCGTTGCGAATTCTCATCAATCTCATAGGCACTTGCCACTCGATTGAGTTCATCGACCCATTGATCGATGTTTGAGCCACTAAAGATCCGAGCCTGTATAAGTTGTTTACTTTCCATGAGGGATCACCACGCCAAACAAGGGATCGATTAATTGTCCCAATGAAATTGTGATTCCCGAAATCGCCCAGATGATGATCCCGAGAAATAAATATAAGCAACACAAAATTCCCACAATGATTGCAATTGTCAAAAAAAGAAAAATAGCGGAATTAAATTTTTCATTCATTTCGTACTCCGATCCGACTGAATAATGGATTGGCATTGGCTCAATTGACTAGCAATCTGATCCGCCTCACTTGCTATTTGGATAAGAAAACGCCCATCCGACTCAGAAAGTCGGAGTCTCGTTGCACCATTACCGAGGCTGGCGGAGGTGGGAGCGTTATTTGTGGCGGAACAATAACTTGGGAGGATGGCGTTGATGAACATCCCGCTAGTAATATTGATATTGTCCAAAATAATTTTGGCATTTTTTTGCTCCTTTAACTTGGATTCGTAAATTGCCCCGATTGAGGCGATGCGCTCATTGGCAAGATGCTCGGCTTGCAAGACCTTGGCATTGGCATTGGCGATGATCTGAGCCGTTTGAGCGTTGTTCTGCGCCTTTTCCTTATCCCATTGCCCTTGAACCACAATCGAGGCGGAGCGATACCCAATAAAAAAAGCCCCGATTAACGAGGCGATGGCAATTCCAATCTTGATGAGTAGTGGATTAATCGGCATGACCTTCCTCCTTGGCTTTTGGCTCGGTTTCTTTTTTGGCAAAGATGGCTGCGCCGTGAGCCGCCGCCATGATCGCTATCCCCTCGGCATATTCTTTCGTATCAAAATGATGATTGCCTTCAACGACATTCCAAATCTCGCCAAGCGTGATGACAAGTGTTGTCAGCACCCAAGAGACCCGAGCAATATCAAAACTCTTGCCATCGATGCCCGTCAGAACATCTATAAAGAGAGAGCAATAAACACAATTTTTCGCATTCATAATGCCCTCGCTTATCTAAGAGACTGCCCCGGTGGTCGTGGTGTTCGGTTGCGCTACCGATGCCCCGCTTAATAGGCGGAAAGTAAAGTTTGCGGGAAAGCCTCGACCGACCCAATCGGACATCTGATAAATATTGACCTCGAGCGTATCGGGTATTGATCCAAAATCGGCAGTTTGTTGCGAGGCGGAATATTCAACAAATGGAACATTACTACTCAAAGTTCGCAAAACTGTCGTGTGATCGATGTCCATGATATCGATTTGATACGATTCATAAAGTTCGCCCAATGGGCCATTCTCACCCGTTGCCCATGATCCACCGACTCGAGTGCGCCTTGTCCAATTAATGAACACCGCATCATCGATTAAACGACTACCCGCCAAAAGAATCGGCGAGAGAGGTTTTTTACTCATGCCCGTTAAGGTGATGTCTTGGGTTATTGCCGAATCGAGTGAAGTGCCGATGGCTGGCCCAGCAAAAGTATAAACATTGTTCAGATTATTCAATTGCATGATGACGGGTTTAACAGTATCAATCGTAAGCAACGCAAATCGATCGCCCGAAATTCCATTTTGACTATAACTAGAGTTTTGCCGAATCCTTCTCAATAAATTGCTGAGTGTATAGTTGCCCGGCGAATTTAAAGTGGCCGTTTGAAAGCCCAAGATCTCCGCCGTTCCATCGCCATGCTTGACGATACAAGTATTCATTCCAGACTGAACCTCTCCCGCCGTATGACTTTCTAAAGCCCCCCAAGGAATCGTCACATCAAAAGTGTTGATGACATCAAAATCCGATGTAATGGGGTCGGTAACAGGATCGAGATCAGTCGTGAGCGTTCCGGTGATGGCTCGATTCGCTAATGATCCAATGGAGACAGTCGTGGAGTTCCCGTTCTCCGCCAAGATAAACAGATTGCCGCCCAGCCAATCCGATGCCGTTTGACCTCCAGCGATGGCAAGGAATCCCAAATAATCCGCCTCATCTCTCAAGACTGGGGTTTCGATAATGATTAAATCAGTCTCGCAAAACATCGGAATGATTGGAGTAGTCGTGGCATTGCCCGAACTGCCAATTTGATTTTGATCGTAAATCGTTAAATCTTCGCTTACACCCGACCAATTAATTAAGAATCCATCCTCTTCTTTTTTGGTGATCCGAACATTATGATTTTGACCGCCAAAAGGAATGCCGAGCATATCAGTCGGCTCATAGGCAGCAAACTTTTGCGTGGTCGAGAATGTATAGTGATCCCGTTGCACCCATGATCGATACAAAATGCTATTGGATAAATTAAGAGCCTCGGTTGCCGTAAACACCACCGGAGCATCGACTGTCATACTGCCTTGACTTGCTCCGGCTAACCGCCTTGCATATTGTTGATTTGTATCGTAATCAAGAGAGCGATCAATATAGCGAACCACGATTTCATTCGGGAGTTCTAATTCTTGAACCCGCACGACATTGACTGTGTCAGCCACTTCATCGGACTGAGAATTTGTGCTTGCGCCTAAATCACTCTCCGCAATGGTTGGGCCACTATGTCCCGAGGTCTTTGGCAAAAATTTAATTTGTCCATCGGACTCATACGCATCAATATCATAAACAGAAAGCAAGGGATCAATTGCGGATCGTGCCGCCATCTGCGAGGTGCGAATATATCCCTTAACATCAATCGATTCAAGTGCGCTGGTATCGATATCGTTTGGATCAAGACCCGCCGATGTGCAAATATCTGAAATCACATCGGACAAAGTGTCAGAGCCTTGTGCAAAATTGCCATCGGAGATCGATATCACATCTCGCAAGCCATCAACGGCAATCGCATGGGTATCAGTCACGCTCCAGTTGATTCCATCGCTAGAGAAAAACAATCGTGATAAAGCCCCATCGTAAATGTCCGACCAAATAAAACGCCGACCATCAAAAATCGGTTTTTGCAAAAACCCGAGATCGTATTCTTGAATGAGATGATCGCCACTCCAAGTGTCCCCATCGCTACTTGTGCGTGTGTTCAAAGTGCCAGTTGCATAAGGCGGGAAATATCCCCCATAGAGTAAAACCAATTTTTGTCCATCGGTCAAAATGTAGGCGATATAGGTATCGTTAGCCGCCCCCGGAACTTGAAAGCGATTTGTCCAACTTGACCCGTCAGTAGATGAGACCACCCAGAAAAAGTCAGTTGTATAGTCTTGATAAACAGTCCACAGTTGAGCATCAAACTCGCATAGATTATAAGAATATCCATAAGCCGCTTGCGTATTGGAGATTGATCCTACAAGGCTAAAATTTGCCCTATCTGCTTTTGGCGAGGCATAAAAATAAGTGTTGTGATCTCCATCTCCACCTTGCATCACCGCCACATAGACATCCGCCGTGTAACTATATATAACATCGGTAATCTCGGATGAGCCATCAATCCAATGATCGGTTGGAAAGTAGTCGGCTTGATTCCAAGTCAATCCATCACTTGAGGTGAGAATTGCCCCTCTAGGATTAGGAAATCCATTCCAAGTGTAATAAGGGTCGGGCAACAACATAAATTGCCCGTCATGGTAAATCCAGCGATTGTATTCATCGCCAAAATGGTCAATATCATAATTGTTGCTTATTGCACCATTCACCCATGAGTTGCCGTTTTGAGTTGATCGAAAAAAATAATCGGTATTCTGATTTCTACTATTGACAATAAATTGATTAAACCCGTTACCAATAGCATAGTAAGAGGCAATCCCCGGATAGTTGGCGGGAGTGTTGCCATGATCGCTCCAATTAATTAGATCACTACTAAAGAAAGGTTTATCAAGATAACTGTCAATACCAATATATAAACGATCACCCGTTCCGATTTCAAAATCAAATTTTGGATGACGATTACCAAATTTTTCGAGTTGCAAATTATCAAAGACCACATAAGCAAGACCCCGATAAGCCGGAACATTGGTAGATCCAAGGCGGCTTTGCATGACTGAATTGGCCGTTTGAGTCTCATCGCCAAGATAAAAGGTCATGCCCGATAAAGGAATAATGGAATCATCGGTCACAGGCCCAGCACCAGAGATGTCATAAATTAATCGCCCATTCGCCCATATTCGTCTAAAGCCGAGGATTGGGCCTTCACACACACCAACGGCACAATCGACTGAGTAGGTGTAAGTCGTAACAGTTTGCTTGCCCGTTTTTTTACTGCCATAAGTTTGCGAGCGAGAAGTCTCAATCAGATCACTAGACCAGATCACATTGCCATTAACCCTCGGCGATCCATAGGTCTTTGCAATCCCCGCCCCATAACCTCCCGCCGTCAATTTCATATCGGAGAGTCGAGGGCCTTGCGTGTTCACAGTCGGCTGATGAGCCATGACCCACATCTGCCCCGCCATCGACCCCGCCATGAATCCCCACGCCGCCCCGCTTAGTCCGAGGAAAACTCCGGTCGGAAAAAAGCCGTAACCTAGAGCCGCACCAACTAAAGCAAATCCTAGTTGCGCCATGATTGCACTCCCGGCAATTGATAAACACCAAGAATATGCGTGTCCCAATGATTCGGCATAGAGGTCTCAACGACTTTCATCACGCCTTGATGAGCGTGAATCAAACCCATTGGAGTGCAGATCGCAAGATGTTGGGGCATTCTGGAAATTCTAAAAAGCATGATGTCTCCCGGTGAGGGTTGAGAGTTTTTCTTAATGAGTTGGCGTTCTAATTCCTTGGCTAAGTGATAACCATCGGGAAAGCGATCATATTGTTGATAGTCTTGAACGGGAATCTCGAGTTCATTGCACACGCCCACGATTAAGCCAAGGCAATCGACCCCTACGCCTTTTAATCGTGCTTGATGATGCCAAGGAGTCCCGAGCCATGTTTGCGCTTGGCTCACTACTTGATTGGCTAAAATCATCAAGGGCCTTGAATTAAAGTGTCACCGATTGGGATATATGGCTCACCTCGAAAATTGACGATGTTGTTGTAAGTATTTTTACAAGTGGCAAAGGTCTTATCGCATCCTTTCCACATTTCATATTCATCATCAATCTCAATAGCATAAGGAAAAGGCAGTTCGCAAAAAATGATCGTTACGGCAAAGGTTTTGACCTCTCGAGATAACCCCGCATTAAGTCCGGTCGTAAAAGTAATTAAACCCTGATCGAAATAGTTGCTTGCCTCGATCCTTGCCGTATCAGCAAACTCATGCAAATTGGTAATGCTCGTAATTGATCCGGTGACTTTATAGGCATCCAAATCCTTGCCACATCTTGCATCGCCAAAGGTTGCTCGGCATGATGGCGAGTAGTTCTCGCCAATTTGTTGAGCCAGTTTTTGAGTCAAGCCTCGCAATTCTGAGGTGAATGAAATTTTCCCGGACTTGATTTCTCCTGTCCAACCTCTCCGGACAATGATTGCTCCGGCTGAGAGATCCTCATAGTTCACCTGATAAAGCCAAACCTCAGAGGCATCCCAAGTCCCCGCCAAGATCTCGGCTTGATTGATTGCCAATGAACTCAATGCGCCCGAAATCTCGGCATCATCAACGGCTAACCCCGAACTCGTATTGGTGGCACTTGGCATGAACCCGGTGTCGGCTTTATAAGTGAGTCCAAGATAAGTGATGTCGGCATCGTGACTTGTAAAGCCAAAGACCTCTCCATCTTGCCGAATGACTTTCCAAAGAAAAGCCAAGGTCGTGACCTCTTTTGCCAAGTAAGCAGCCATTGCAACTGAAACCGAGTTTTTCATATTCTGATTTCCACTAAGGGCAAAAGTTCGGTTTGATATAAAAGACCATCCGATCCTCGATCGACCACTCGCCATTGCAAAATGTCAGTATCGAACCGCACCGGAACATCGAACTCGCCCGACCAAGTCACAGTCCCGCCCGGCTCATCTTCAAAAGTAATGATTCCGGTCTCCTCATCGAGCGTAAAGCCTGGAGAGAACCCGCTATCGACCTCCGCCGTACCCACATATATATGAATGGTGTCGGCAACGGGCTTGGTAATGATTCGACTATTAGTCTCTGTTCCGCTTGTGTAAACCTTTTGAAGTTGAAAGGTTGAAGTCGTGATCGAGATCACCGAGGAATCAGTTGCCTCAAAATCGGAATAGTCTTTAAAGCGAAAGCCATTGGCTTTGCCTCTCGCATTGCGAAAGAACGCATTGATCTCATTGACCTCGGCTTGCGATCGCACTGGGATTGCAAGATCATAACCATAACGGCTCGATGTCCAGTTGATATTGCGAGACTCAAAGCCCGAGGCAAGCGTGATGATGTTGGTACTAAAGCCCGGGCCACCAACGGCAGAAAACGCAATCACATCCGGAAAGCGTGGCGATTCAATAAAACTCATAGATTTCTCCTTCCCCGAGCAACGGCCATCGCCGCCATGCTGGCTATTTGTGAGGCACTTCGTTTCATATCTCCGCTATTGCTTACCCCGGAGACATTAATATTGATCGTGGTTGAATATCCCGATCCATTGGGTGTGATTGATCCGGAGGATGAGGGACTAAAGAGTTCGGGGCCTTTCTCACCAACGAGGTAAGTTTGATTGGGATAGACCATGCCTCCTCCCGCTTTACCGCCACCGAAAAATGAGCCAATGCCGGAGAAAATAGTGGACATCCAATTACTTGATCCCCCACCACCTCCGCCACCGGGCATGAAACTACTGAACATCCCCTCCATTGCTCGCTCAAGGGGTTTAGTCACTAAGATTCGCATTCCGATTTGTAGGATGGTTTGCTCAAGACCTTTCATCATGTCTTTGAAATTACCGCCCGAGATAATGGCATCTTCAAAGGCCGTACTAATGGCATTGCTAAATTGTTGGATCGAATCTTTTAAATCTTCAAAATCAGATTTTGTCTGTTTGGTGTCCATCTGATCGGCTGCGTTCATGCGAGCCTCATCGATCATGCGCTCGACTTGAATCACATCGTAGCCGTTAGCAATCAACTTTTCCCGTAAAGTAATTAAACGAGCCTCTTCATCGGCAAGTTTTTGGATTGGCGATGCCGTCTCTTCATAAAGTTGCTTATAGTCTCGCTGGAGTTGAATGCTATCTTCAGTCTCTTTTTTTAATCGGAGATAAGTATCCGCAAGGGCTTTTGATGCTTCGATTTGTTTGGCCGTTCCGCCATGTTGAGCAACTTGCTCAACAATTAAATCACGCTCGGATAGGACAAGTTTTTGAATCGACTCGGCTTGCTTGATGAGTGCTTGAGTAACTTCATTGACTTTATCTTTGCCGCCCGACCCCGGAATGGCTGGAGCAGGTTTCCCGCCATCAATTTCCTTGCCCCCACCACTCGATTTATCAAGCGTTTTTTGATAATTGTTTATATCTTTAAGCGTTGCCAGTTCATTGTGATAATTTAATAAACGCAGAGTCGATTGTGAATTTTGATTGACACTAAATTTCGCACCTAATAAACCGCCGTTATAAAGTTCCTCATTCAATCTTTTAACTGCCTCGGCATCGGTTTCCCAAACTGATTTGACTTGCTCAGTTGCAAAATTAAATAAACCAATGCCTGATTTTTTTGCGGCTAAAAATTCATTTGATAATTCGATCAGAACGGGAACAACGGAATTGCCAATCTCAATCGCCATCGAATTGAAAGCGACTTTTAAACGATCAATATCATCATTTAATTCATTTGCTTTCTTGGCGGCATCGGGCATGATGACTCCACCTAATCTTGCCAACTCTGCGCCCATTGCCTCAATGCCGTCTTTGCCGTTGTTAAGGAACGGGATCATATTCGCACCAGCACGACCAAACAAGGCTACTGCCAATGCGGATTTATTTGCGCCATCGGCATAAGTAGAGAATTTCCCAGCGATTTCCAAAAGAATTTGATCGGTGTCTTTTATATTCCCATTTGAATCGAGAACGCTGACCCCCATTGCTCTAAATGCTTCTTTCGCTTCACCAGTACCTCGAGCCGTTTCTGCAATATTTTTGTTTAACTTACCAAGTGAAGTTCCCAAGTCATCAACTGAAACCCCATCCAACTTTGCGGCATAGGCCAATTGTGATAATTTATCCGTTGCAATTCCGACTTTTTGCGCCATGTCATACATGGCATCGGCGGCATCAATCGTGCCTTTAATCCAATCAACAAACATACTGGCAGAAAAATAGATTCCCAATGCACCCGCTAATGATTGCGCCGAACTTTTAATTGATTGAAAGTTTTTCTGAGCCGTATAAGCGGCTTTCCCCATATCCGCACGAAATTGCGCCGTTTCGGCAATCAACGAAACGACTAGACTACCCAGAGATCCCGCCATGATTTTTCCTTACTATTTTTTTTGCGAACATTGATTTCAATACTTCAGAGGTTTTGACTTTAGGCTGATCGCCCTCCTCCATGATTTTGAAATACGCAATCCATTCGGTGAGTTCGTGTGAACTTATCCTTGACAACATTTCCCCGACTGTCATACCCATTTTGAGAGCCAGAGAGAAGTAGAATCTTCTCTCCGGTCGGGATCTCAGTTTTTTGTTATATCTTCCAAATCATCATTGGTCATCCCATTGAGTTTTTGAGCCGCCACAGTACATCGATTTAAGGCTGATCCCGACTTCTTTCCCAATGCCTCAACATCTTTCATTGTGAATAAGGGATCGCCTTTCTCATCGATGGCAACTGCCGCCAAAAATCTTGCTCTCATATTCTCTAATGAGAAATCCGACTTGGATAATGATTGCTCCCACGCATCTCGCATTTTTCCAGACATGGCGGAGATGATGACTTCACCTCCCCATTCCGGAACTTTGACAATGACTTGAGAGCGATCATCCGCATCGAGAATTTGTTGCCTAGATAAAATTGACATTGATTAATTCTCCTCAATCGAGCCAGTAATAACGATCGTCACTTTGGCTTCGATCACACCATCAACGCCACCCGAGACAGAAAAGGTCGTGACAAATCCACTAAAATCCCAAGTCGTTGCGGGAGAGTCATCGGTAAAGATCAATTGGAAATTGGTTTCCAATCCGGTGTCTCGAGCATCTCTGAGAGCAATATGCTCGGTGTTAGTTGGGATATAAAGCAGATCAAAGGACAAATCGCCTTCGTCTTTTAATCCCATGCGCTTTTCTTTTCCAGTTGATCCGAGATCGGTTACATCAATGACCGCAGCCGAACCGCCCGGGCCTGTGAAAGTTTTGATCTCAGTAATTTCATTGTATGAACTTGGTGAATCGTGAGTGGCAATCTTGATGATTGTTCCTTGTGCGACAAGTGCTTGTGATGACATGATGAACTCCTTGTTCAAAAAAAAATGACCAAGCACAATGCGATGGTCAAATTGAGGGCGAAAAAAAACCGACCTAAGTCGGTTGGTTGGTTGTATTACTATTTATTTATTGAATTTCCCACACATAAAAATCGAGAACGACTCGATAAAGTTTGACATCCGGCTCATAAAAATCCGCATCGAAAATCATTGTTCCTTTAAAGGTTGCCAACTCCATTGCCGAGCGCACTTCACTTGCAAGAGATTTGGCATTGTCATAAGTTGTCGCATAGCAATCAATCTCCATTCGCACTTGAGAAAGGCTTGATCCGCCCTCTAGTCTGTATTGAGGGGTCGAGGCTTGCCTTGAATAGACTATGGCTGGCAAGGTTGGATTTTGAGGCATCATTAAGGGATAGCAACGATTAGCCACCAAGTCCTTAAGGGCATCAAAAATATCGGTTTCAATCATGGCTTAATCTTCCATTTTTTTGCTAATAGTTCAATTCCAATGGCAAGTCGTTTTTTTATTAATTCAATTGCCTCCATTTTTTTTGATTCAAAGGCTGGAACTAAAAATGGTTTCTTGGGATATTTACTTGTTCCGAATTCTAAAAATCGCCAATAAAATGCCTCCCCTTCAACCATGTGCGCTTTTCCCGCCCTTCCTGATCTTTGATTGGCTCGATTGTTTACATACCATTTTTTTACTTTTCGCATTCCAACCGCATATTCCACTTGACCGGGAACGGGTCGGCGGGTTTTAGCAAGGATGATATTTTTTTCAAGCGTTCCGGTTTGGCGATGTGCCTCCGCATTTTCTTTGGCTTGTTTTTGCACAAGTCTCGCTCCGGCTGCAACGGCCGCCCTTGCTGGCTTGCCTTGTAAGTCAATCGGCAATTGATTGAGAGCCGTTTGTAATTCTTTCAATCCTTTAATTTGGACAGTTACCATTTCGCCACTCATGGGAATTTGACCACGACTTCTAGTCCCTCTCTTCTACCAATCTGAGCAATATAAGCAATGTCATATTCTGTCCCATCGAATAAGACCTTGTCTGTTTCATCAAGATCATCACGATATCGAATCACGATTTTGAACTTCGCCTCCGGAACAATTTGCGAGGCCATCCATGTTTCCTTACCGCCAATCGGAACGACATTCGCCCAGACACTTGCTTTCAATGAATCGGTGAGGATCATCTCGCCATAATCATTTTGAGTCTGAACTCTAGAAAAGATCGTGATCTTGCGATCAAATTTATTTATTTGCATATCAAACCCCGAAAAAGCGATAAGGATCTAAAAGCGCATCTGCAAAGTTCTGTGGGACAGAGGGTTTTTCAGCCGAGAGCGATCTAAATTGATCGTACAAATCGCCCATTGCTAAAAGAATCCATTGCTTGATCGGTGCTGGAACTGTGTCAGCCGTTGCGCCATATCCCGCCGTATAAGTCACCGCCACCGCATTGATCCCTAATGTTAATGGCCATGCCTTTGAGACGGCTGGCACTAACCATCCCGGCTCAGAGTCGGCATCCAAAAACCAATCTGTATTTGCGAGAGCGACTTGCTGATTGGAGCGATTGTTATAAATGACCGAGGAGATCGCTTGAATCCGAGGCATTGGCAAAATAATCGCATCGGGAAACTGATCGAGCGTGAGTTTCCATGTAGTCGTGATTAAGGTGCGCTCCATCCGATCTTCGGCTGCCCTTCGAGCGACTTCGATCAATGTGGTGATATAAGCATCATCATCGGAGTTGTCAATTCGGAGATGTCTCTTAGCATCTGCCAAAGTGATCGGCTCGGCTGAAGGGTTAGAGAGTCGTTTGATTGCCATATAAATTCCTTTAGAGTGGCCCAATTACATTCGTATTTGTTGGCCTCTGAGTATTAACAAAGTCCGGGCGATTGGTGTTGCTCGAGGTGGGTCGATTAGGATTAAAGCGAAACCGACTAAAGGCTGATCCCGCCGGAGCGTTTTCAACGGGATAAGCGTGGATTCGGTCTGAGGTGCTGATATTGACTTGAATACAATCCGCACCTAGTAAAACTCCCGGCACTACTACATGACCCGAGGTGGATCGATTAAATTGGTTGCAATTAAAACCTTGCAAGACATGAATTTGCTCAACATATCCGCTTGAGGATTGATTGGGTTGCTGAACTGAATTGCCTGTTAAGGTGTAAACCAATACCATGCCACCCGTACTTGAGCGATTGGATTGTTGGCAATTTGCTCCGGCAAGTTTATGGGTTTGAGTAATGACTCCCGAACTCGAGCGATTGGCTTGCGTGACCGAATTACCAATCAAATCTCCCGCTTGCGAGATTGCGCCCGAGGTGCTTTGATTAAGTTGGCGAACATTATTGCCTCGAATATTGTGAGCCTGACTGATCCCCCCACTTGTCGATTGATTGGCTTGCTGGACACTATTCCCGGTTAGCGTAAGAACTTGATTAATTGAACCCGAGGTCGTGCTATTCGGTTGATTGACACTATTGCCGATAAGCGTGATCGTGCCGCCAATTGCGCCTGTCGATGTCGCATTGGGTTGATTGACATTGTTCCCAGCCAATATATGAGTCTGACTGATTGCGCCTTGAGTCGTAGTGTTGCTTTGATTGACCGAGTTGCCGATCAAAGTTTGCGTTTGAATGATTGCGCCCGTACTCGATTGATTGGCTTGTTGGCAGTTTGCTCCGGTGATTAAATGGATCTGATTAATTGCACCCGTACTCGAGCGATTACTTTGCTGAACATTGTTCCCGGTAAGCGTGAGCGTTTTGGAGATCGCTCCCGTTGTGGTGATATTCGGCTGATTTACATTGTTCCCATAGATCTTATGGGTTTGACTGATTGCGCTCGAGGTCGAGAAATTGTGTTGAGTGACATTGTTGCCGAGTAAATCTTCAATTAATGAAACTTGACCACTATTCGAGCGATTGGATTGTTGGCAATTTGCTCCGGCAAGTTTATGGGTTTGACTGATTGATCCCGTTGCAGTCCGGTTTGCTTGCTGAACATTGTTCCCGGTGAGGGTTAATGTTCGGCTAATTGCTCCGGATGTCGTGGTGTTGCGTTGATTGACACTATTGCCCGTGAGCGTAAGGACTCGATTAATTGATCCGGTCGTTGTCGTATTCGGTTGATTGACATTGTTGCCCGTGAGCGTAAGGACTCGATTAATTGCGCCTGTCGTGCTGGTATTTGACTGATTGACATTGTTCCCGGTGAGCGTAAGGACTCGGCTGATCGCTCCGGTGGTCGATGTGTTCGGTTGGTTTACATTGTTGCCCGAGAGCGTGAGGACTCGATTAATTGCGCCGGTGGTCGATGTATTGGGTTGATTACAATTATTTCCGGTAATCGTTTGAACTCGAGCGATCCGCCCGGTCGTGGTCGTATTCGGTTGATTGACATTGTTTCCGGTGAGTGTAAGAGTTCGATTAATTGCTCCGCTTGTTGTCGTGTTTAGATTGCGACAATTATTTCCGGTTAGCGTTAAGGCTCGATTAATTGCGCCCGTTGTGGTCGTGTTCGGTTGATTGCAATTGTTTCCGGTTAGCGTGAGGACTCGATTAATCGCTCCCGTTGTTGTTGTTGGCGTGGTCTTGCAATTTGCCCCAGTTAATATATGAGTCTGAGAGATTGCGCCCGAGGTGCTTGTTGGCGTGGTCTTGCAATTGTTTCCGGTTAGCGTGAGGACTCGAGAGATTGCTCCGCTTGTGGTCGTGTTTGGTTGATTGACATTATTGCCCGTCAGCGTGATCGTGACTGGCGCATCACTAAAAATCCATCCCGTATTATTTGTAAAATTCGTACTATGCGATCCAGCATACCAAGATGCGCCACCCGTTGCATTGTTATCTCTAATATAAAGATAATCGCAATCGACTACCCCAGAGGATTTTGATAAAGTTGTTTGAAATGAGGTGCTACTCGATTGAACTGTGACTAAATTTCCAGCCGTACCCCTCAAACTAAAATTTGAAAAGGTGGTTGTTACTGAATCTTTTAATGTGAGAGAAGTCGGCTGAACTGTATTAGTAACATTGTAAAAAGTTTGCGCCGTATTAATAAAGACATCGCTCGATCCGCCCAAATTTAAGGTTGGCAAAGATAGTCCGCCCGTACTACCAGAAAGCCCCGCCCCACCGGATGATGAGGTGAATTCTAAAATCGCCCCGACACTATATGCAATTGATAATAAAGTCGGTGTGTTGTAACCAAAAGAATATCCGGAGGCCGTAACTGAAAATTTCCCCGTTCCAAAGGTTAAATTGCTTGCAATAGTTTGACTAGCATCGGTTGAAAATGTAGTTGATTTCCAGTTGTAATTATTAAGGTCTAATTTATTTCGATAAAGAGTCACCCCTTTATTGCTAGAATAAAAATTGCCAATCAGTTGCAACGATTGAGTATTGTCAAAACTATAAATTTGTATATCGTTTTGAAAATCGGTTGGAGGCTGAAAAGTAGTTGTTCCGCCACCAGTAAATCGGCATTCTTGATAATAGGAAAAAGTGGTGGTGCTACCAAATTTGACCGAGCCATTATTTCCGGTAAATTCAAAAGACCTATAAAACTGAACGGCCATGCTACTTTTTGCCGTACTGTCAAAGTCTTGTAAAAAACCACCCGCAAAAATTAATCCCGCATTGGCTGAATCCGCATTGACGATCGCTTTGTCTTGACCTAATGGATAGTTGGCAACGGCGGGAGTCCCGCCCGAACTCGTTGCCCAGATATTGTCATTTAAAGCCGGAGATCCCGTACCGACTAAATAGACTGTCTTACTTGCCGTAAAGGTGATGCCACTATTACCCGCACAATTTCCGAGGCTTGTGCCGGATATTGGTGATGCCGCCCCTTCGACTGTGATCCCTTGAAAGTCACACGAAATCAAGCCGGAGACTGCCGCTATATTTAATGTGGCTTTGGTTGCTCGATACTTTGCTCCGCCCGATCTGAAATAAGTGCGACTCCGAACATCTGTCCCGCTTGCATTGATCGAGAGCGTTCCTGTGATGGTGATCGTGCTTTGTGCGCCGATCCCCGTATCATTGCCGATTTGTATTGCTCTTGTGCCATTGCCATCGGTTTGATAAAACTCAAAATTATGAAGTGAAAAAGTTGCGCCAAAATCATTCGTATTAATTTGAACAGTTTGATTGACTGCTCGGCTTTGGATGCTTACATCATATAGGTTGTAACCTTGATTTTGTAATTGAATCGCACTCGAACCCGTATAAACAAGCGACCCACTATTATGCGTAAGCGTTAAATTCGATCCGGTAACGACAAAATATCCCGCCGAACTTGTAATGGTCATTACCGGCGGCATGGAGAATGCCCTTACATTGGCATAAGCGGAACTGAATCCTCCAGTCGAAATATTTTTTCCATTGCTATTCAATGTCCCAAACGCTAAATCAATGCCATAAGGAGCGATTAAATTTGAGGTCAATACTTTTGTGCCGACACCGGAAAAACTGACGGGGCAATTTAAAGACAATGCGCCCGTATCAATATTTTGCGTGGTTGCCGTGACAAATGTGATTGTGTTGAGTGTGTAATCAACGCCCGAGGCGGGAGACGAAAAATCGCCATAGCAATAAATTCGCCCGCTACCACTTACAGTCAATGCGCCATCGAGTCCTGAGACTGTGTATTTAAAACAGGGCATATTGCCCGTGACTGTGACAGTAAATGCGCTTGTGCCAGTATTGGAATTCGCATTGAAGTAAACATCGGTCGAATCAGTCGGTACGCTCGCCCCGCCCGATCCGCCATTGGTTAATGACCAATGGGTTGTATCGCTGGAATCCCATGTCCCCGTGCCACCCACCCAATAACGCTCGCTGACTTGAACGACTGCGCCCGTTGTCGTGGTGTTTGGTTGATTGACATTGTTGCCTCGGACATTGCGCTCTTGCGTGACTGCGCCCGTGGTCGTGGTATTCGGCTGATTGCAATTATTTCCGGTAATCGTAACGAGATTATTTTTTTCTCGAATCCGAATAAAGACTCCCGGGCCTCGGACATTGGTGGTCGTGCCTCCCGCCGTTGCCGTCATTACCGGATTGGCTGATCCTGTTCCGCTTGAGACTAATGCTCGGCAAGAAAATCCGCCAATGTCATTCCCTGTCCCGCTATCAGGCTCATTGATCTCGGTGACTGTTCCGAAAGTGACGCTCGTTTGTGTAAAGGCTTGCGCTGAAAATTGGCTTGGCGTAGTGACATCGGTTGGAATACACATCGCCGCAATAATGTAATCGCTTGCCGTTACGCCCGGATCTGACCCAAAGGTGATGCTGACATTCCCGCCCGTAGTATCTTCGCCCGTTGCCCCCGCTATGCCATCCCAAATATAATTTGAGGTATTGGTGAGCCGAGACATAAACGCCCAGCACACATTATTTGTGCCGACTGTGACGGCTAATGTGCCACTTAATCCACCCGCCGGAACTGTTCGCTCATAAACAAACAGATTCGTGTTGCCGGTATCTGCGCCGAGAGTTGTGCCATATCCTCCCGCCCCCGTGATGCTCGTAACTAAATTCCAAGACCCCGGAGTGGTAACTGTTCCGCCGTTGGCAGTTGAGGGTTTCATCCCAATAATGAGGATGAGTTTTTCCCCGACTGCGTTTGATGCCGGATAAGCGGGAGAGACCGATGTTCCGTTTTGCGCGGAATAGGCGATCGCTCCCGGGGTTTGGAAAGTGATAGACACTTAAAGCCTTATAGAATAAGGTTAAGCAGTCGGTTGCTTGGCCGTATAGACCAATGAGGGAAAGTTCACCACATTTCCGCTTGTGATAGTTTGTCCGGATGTCTCCTCAGTAACCCAAAGGACTGCCGTGCCGGTCACATCTAGGAAAACAAGATGAGAAGCCGTGCCGGTGTTATTGGCGGAGGAATCACTCTTGCCCGAGGCCGTTGTCAATGTTCGATCGTTGGTTGCCGTTGCCAATGTGAAATCACCCGATGCCATTGTGGCCTCCGCCAAAATGTTTGAGCCACCGGTCACAGTTGCATAAGAATCGCCAAAAGTATAAGCGGCAACAACGGCCATCTTAGTGCAGTTAGTTTTAATGTAGTTCGGGCCTTGATCCAAGACCAATGAATTAGCAAATTTTGCCATGATGAAACTCCTTAATTAAGTTTTAAATTGAAATAAAGATCGGCATCTTTGCCGATCATCTTGCGTAAGACATCGCCCGAAAAATCGGACTTGAATGCTCTTTGGGGTTTATGACCCATACCGATTCCACCCCTACCCGGTAATCCTTTCATCCCGATCACTTCCTTTGATGTAAATAATCGGCGAGAGATCGGTGCTTTCCATAACTCAATGTCAATGAATTGGCGATCGACCTGACAAATCTTTTTCAAAATATCGATTGCTTGACCCTTGATCCCAGTTGAACAAAGACCCGAATGCGAGCCATTGCTCAATTGGCAATATTGTTGATTTTTGAGGTTGTAATAAAACGCTAAACGCTCACCCACAAGATCAGCCTCATTAAGTTGCTCATCCATAATGGCGAGCCAACTAGGCGAATACCAATCATCATCCTCAATAAAGGCAATCCGATCCGCCGGAGTCACCACCTCCAAAGCCGCCCGAATGTTGCGAGTTTGGGTATTTTGTCCGGCTTGCCAAAACGGCTCGGGTCGAATGATCTCTAAAGTCCATCCCTCTCGATGAAAGGTAATTGGTTGCGCCACCTTGCCATCATCGACAATGATCCAATGAACCAATCCTTGAAAGTTTTGGCGTTCCATAAAGTGTTCGCACAATTTCCACGCCTCCGGGCGATTGCCTGTCATGGTGATGAGAGTCAGCATTCTTAATCCTTGTATAAATTGATCGCCTCTTCCAGCGACATTCGAGGGAAACAAGTGAGAGCCGTATCTCTCGAGAGATTGATGACCTCAACTTTTTCTTTGACTAAATCGGCTGCTAGTTGCTGAAACCTTGCATTCCAATTTTTAAAGTTTTGCGTTTTGGATAAATTCTTGCCATGTTGTCCAAACCAATGCGCCTCGCCATTAATCCCCGCCTTACAATCAAGACCGATCGTGAGGATGCGTTTAGCACCCCAGAGATACGCTAAGTTGATGGATTGATATCCACCATTTCCGCCTTGATGGATGACTCCTTTTGTTCCGAGTCCGGGCTTGTTTTCACTACCGATTCGCCTGAGTCCAAATTGATCCGCCGTTTTTTTATCTTGAGTCCATCTTTCACCTTTAAAGTTTTCTTGGACTTTTTCGTAGTGAACTCGCCACCATGCTCCATCACAGGCATAGAGGACATCGGCACTTGGCAATCGTTGGAAAGAATCATTGATTGCGATGCACTTCCAACCGGTGAGGCTTGCAATAGAATCGCAATCTTCTTGGGTGAGGCTTGGGCCGCTTGCAACGATACAGACAGTTTGTCCCCACCATCGACCGGCGGAACGATCAGCGAGGGTATATTCCGACAAACTGTCATAAGCGGGTTTAGTTTTGCCACCCCGATTTTGATTAATTCATTCGCTAAGTTCTCAGGCACTCTGAGCCTGTCTTTTCGAGTAATGCTACCCACTTTATTATTAATAAAATTGGAGGTTGCTACGATATCGACCATTTCCATAAATGGATTTCCCATTAAAAAATCCCACCCCTATCGCTAGAGGCGGGATTTCATTAAGACAAAAACTTAGAACGAGCCGGAGATGAATGCGCTTGGGCGGAATACTGTCAAAGCGATACGCTCTTCGGCGAGGAGTGTTGCCATGTTCTTTTTGAAGTTGTCACCATCTTCATAAGAAATTGCAACGGCTGCATCCATACGATCCCAAAGTTGCGCTCCCAATCCAAAATTCGCCACTAGGAATGTTCCTGATTGAATGCTATTGGTTGCAACAACTCGCTTGCCCCATAAAGTCGGGCCTGCCATCATCACCGGATTTGCCATGATGTAAGACTGATCGGAATTTTTAGTCAATTCGATTTCTTCCCAATCTTGCGGATTAAGAACAATCGCATCTGGAGTAAATTCCGATAAAGCACATTGAGTGATGGCTCGGCGTAGGGTGTCGATGTTTGTGTCCCCAGTAGTTGCTCTGTTATAAGCAGTAAAGTTGCCACTATCTAGGAGACCGGAGATGTTGCCGGTCAAGCCATCGCCGTTAAGCAATTGATCCTCTTCGATCAATTTCATGCCGTACATCAAGCGACCATTGACATAGGATTGCAACTGAGGCGCATCGTCTAACACTTGACGAGAAACAGGAATCCAATGAGCCAAAGTGACCACCGGAGCGTTTTCTAAAGTGAAAGTGATGTTGGACTCAGGCTTAGTCACATTCTCATAAGACGATGGAGAATCAAACTGTGGCCCAGCGTTGTTGGTGAAAGTATTTTCACGAGTGTATTGAATTAGATTCGATACAGTACGACCGATTGGGAGCAAATCACGAATGGTCAAGATGCGATTTGGCATAGCAACAATGCCGGGAACTCTTGCATCCGCCACTAATGGCTGATTCTGACCCGTTGCGTTGATGATTGCCTTGACTTCAACCCTTGCATACTTCGCACGACCTGATTGCATTGCTTGAAACATCTCGGATTTTGTTAGCATCTCGCCAGCATTTTCCTCGGATTTTTCGTGCGCCACTTCTTGATCGGTGATCTTGCGCTCAAGCAACATACATTTGTCGGTAAGTTCGGCAGCCTTGATCGATAACTTCTCGATTGTGGCTTGAGTTTCAGTTTCAGTCTTGCGAGATTCGCTGATTTCGCCATTGGCTTTTTCTAAAGCAGATTTGAGTTCCTTAGTAGTGTCTAAGAGTTTGCCTTGCACTTCGGCAAGGGATTTGATTTCCATAATTTGTTCCATGATGTTTTCCTTTTAAAGATTTTTAGAATAAGAAAGGTTTTCAGCAATAAGTCGCTGAATTTCAAT